GCCTTCGCCTCGGCCTTCGCCTGCTTCTCCGCCGCCTGCTGGGCCTCGCGCGCCGCCTTGCCCAGCTTCTTCACCTCCTTCTCCGTCGCCCCGCCCTGCGCCGCAAAGTCCTTGAGGTCCTTGGTCGCTTGCTTGACGCCGCTGCTGTCGACGCCGAGGCCGATGTTGGAGATTTGATCTGTCATCGCGGAGCTTCCCTTCAGAGTTTCTTCACCTGCGCCGCGACACGTGGCGCGCCGGGGCCGAGGTCGACGGCTCCGGAGCGGGGTCGGGCGCCATCGCCTCCAGCGCCGCGTCCTCCAACACTCTCAGTCTTGGCAGCACGTCAGCCCAGCTCTGGCGCCTGATGCCGGCGCGCCGCAGCGCCCTCCTGCACCCGCGCAGCACGTCGGCGTGCAGCGCGCGCAGGGCCGCGTAATCCAGTCCCACCGGGCCGGCAAATCCCGTGCGCCACTGGGTGGAGGCGAGGTTGAACAGCTGCACCGCCTGCCAGTTCTCCGGGAACACTCTGACCTCGACCGGCGGCGCGGCCTCGTAGTCCTCGGGCCTCAGCCCGAAGGCGGCGAGCGCCCCCGCCCCCTGCCTCTCGCCGTCGTCCGCGCTGCGCCGGTAGAGGGCGCGGGCGACGGCCCTCAGTTTCCCGAGGCGGCCTGTCCGAGCTCCTCGCAGTAGCGCTGGACGATGCGGATTCCCGCGCGGTGGTAGCGTTGGTCGAGAGTGCGCAGGCTCTCCGCCGTCAGCGGCTCCTGCAGCGACCACCCGCTGACCATCCCCAGCACCAGCTCCTCCCACGGACGGTTGGGGTACTTGTCGGAGTCGAGAAACTCCACCAGCGCGTCCTTCTCCCTGTGCCTCGCGGTGAAGTCGATCTGCACCGCGCCTCCGGGCGCCGGGATCTCCACCCGCAGCGCGAACGTCGGCTCGACGTCCAGCGTAAGAATCTTCCTTGCCACCTCTCACTCCTCTTCCGTGTGTGTATGCGTGCGTGGTGTGGTGGGCAACGCGCGGGGCACCTCACGCCCCGCGCGCGCCCGGCGGATCACGACGCGTAGCGCGTGATCTGCGACTGGACCGACAGCGTGACCTGCAGCGCCATCACCTCGTCCTTCGTCAGCGTCGGAATCTTCGACATCGTCACGAAGGCGGCGAAGTAGATGATCGCGCCCGACGGCAGCACCACGCGGCACGCGCGCACCACCCGGTCCTCGTCGGCCGCGCTGAGCACGACGTACTGCGCGAGGCTCTGGTCGTCGGCGACGGACAGTGTGAACACCACCGGCGACTTCTTCGTCGGGATGTTGCGCTCCTCGTCATCCTCGAGGAAGGAGTAGGTCGCGAACTGCTGCTCGCCGCCGCTCGACGACGCCTCGAGCACCTGGATGATCTGCTGCCAGGTCGCGACCTCCTTCACCGAGCCCGTACCGCTGCCCGCGGGGTAGCGGGTGGTGTTGCTCGTGTCGATGTCCTCGAGAGTCACGTCGTTGGTGGCGACGGAGTCGGCGCGGACCACGCGGTTGTTGAGCTTCGACCAGCCCGAGGTCACGAGGAGGATGTCGTTTTCGACGACGCCGTGTGAGGCCTCGAGCGTCGCGACGGCCTCGGCGGCGTTCGTGATCGCCGACATTGCCTTGAGCGCGCCCATCGTCGCGGCGACGGAGATCGTAGCACCATTGGGGAGTTGGACAGCCATAGTGTCACCTTGCCTTTCGTAGGGACGAGTTGAATCGCCCTTGTCGGGCGGGTTGGGGAAATCAGAAGGCCGGGGCCCGGAAGTTCACGGTCAGCGGCACTGTGTAGCGGCCGGGGTCCCCGATGGCCGGGCCGAATGTCAGGGGCGAAGTAATCCAGATCCGCAGCGCCCCTTCGACAATGGGCGCCGTGGTGGGAAGGAGGGAGTCGAGCTGCGCCTTGAGTTCCTTCAGGTAGCGGGTTCCGACCCCCTCGGCCACGGATACCGTCAGCTGCACGAAGCCCATATAGTCGCGGCCGTGCCCGTAGCCGAAGGCGCGCGCGTCGGCGTGGCGCACCGCGACCGCGACGTAGCGACCGTAGGGGGCGGTGGCGGCGGCCTCCGGCGGCACGAATGGCACGCGCTCATAGGCGACGGGGACCGCCGGGCTCTGCGCCGCGGCCCAGTCCTTGATGAGCGTCTGGAACGCCTTCTCGATCAACGCCTCGCTCATCCCTGCTGCCTCCCGCGCTCAATCGCATCCAGCACGAAGCGCCGGAACCTGAGCACGCTGATCCTGACCATGCCGTAAGGGGCCTGCATGGAGTAGCCGTTGGTGACGTGAATCGCCGGCCCGGCCTCCCCGCGCTTCTTACTACCGTACTTGGGCGGGTTCGGGTAGCCCCCATACTCCAGCACTGCCGCGTAGGGCAGGCCGTTGGCGATGTAGACGACGCCGCCCACGGGCGAGCTGCGCTGCACCCACTGCAGCGACATCTGCAGCGCGCTGTTGCTGGTGCGGCTCTCGTCATAGTGCGTCTTGGGCACGTTCGCGCTGATGTTCCAGTTCGCGCGGAAGCGGCCCGTGTCGACCGGGCTCTGCAGGACTATGGCGTTGAAGATGGCGAAGGTGCTCTCGCGCACCACGACGTCCACCTTCTTCTGCATCACCGCGGCCAGCTGCTCCAGCGGCACCGACCACTTCCCAGGCGCTGCGGCCACTGCTCAACCCTTCCTGACCTGCATCTCGTACAGCACCGCGACGAGCGCGGGCGCGAGGGGCTTGCTCGCCACAACCCGCCACGTCTCCCCGCCCCACACGAACGAGTCCCCGGGCGCGGGCCGCAGCACGCCCGTCGTGCTCATGTACGCCTGCTGGTCGCTGGCGAGGATGGTGTCGCCGTTGATGTAGCGGTCGGAGTACGGGAACACGACGGCGTAGGCGCTCTGGCTGAGCGCGGTGACGGTCGCGATTCCCGTCGCCGGGTCGTACTGGGCCGCGGTAGGGGGCACGTTGCGGACCAGCGTGCACGCCGCGCCCAGCTCGCGCAGCAGCTCGGTGGCGGTCGCGGCAAGTTCGTCGTAGAGGGCCATGCCTCAAGCTCCCCTCAGTGCAGCGGCGCGCCGCGCTCGTGCTTTTCCCGCCCGTCGAGCGAGTTGTGCACCCACAGGACCGGCATCTCCTCGTCCTGTTGCGGGTTGCACCAGCACTCGCGACTCGGCTCGTGCTCGCGGAGGTCGTCCAGGGGCAGCACGTGGAGGTCGCCCGGACGGTGCGGTTCCATCACGCGCGCACCAGCCGCATCGAGCTCGAGCCCGTGGGTTCGAGCAGCGGGGAGAGGATCATGTCGACGGAGCGGAATTCGGTGGTCTGCCGCGCACCATCGGCGTAGGTGATGGTGATGGGGCCCACGGACTTGCTGAGCACGGGAGGGCCGAGGTCGGGGGACAGCACGGTCCCCGCGATGTGTCGCACAGCCAACTCGCACTGCGCCTCCATCACCAACTCCGGCACGACGTTGTGCGCGTAGTAGGCGGGGTAGCCGCCGTAGCCGCCGGGAGTGTCGGGCTTGGGCACATCGCCGCGTGGCCAGTCGAGGCGCTGGGCGTTCTGGGCGCGGTAGCCGAGCCAGCGCATCCTGTAGCGCTGCACCATGTAGTCAGCGGCGCGCCGCAGCGCCCGCTCCTTCTCCTCCGCGTCCTTGTCCACCCACTCCGCATCCGGGAGCCTGCCGGCGAAGTAGGAATCGGCGAAAGACGCGCTCGCGTAGCTCTCGGCCGCCGCGAGCCCCGTGCCGTCTTCTACGATCAGTGCCATACCGTCGGTGCCTCCGTCTTTCTTGGGTGTCAGCGCTGGCGCAGCTGGAAGCGCCAGGTGCGGTCGTCCTTCTGCCCGTCGTCGGCGACGAGACTGATGGTCACCCCGAACTTCTTCCCCAGGTGCTGCGCGGCGTCGTACTGAGCGCTGTTGACGCCGACGCGAAAGGTGATGACGCCATCCGCGTGCGCGCTCACCGCCTTCGATTCCAGCGGTGCCTCGAACGTGACAGTATGGCTCGCGTAAGCGGCGCCTCCCATGCCCGTCTGCAACCACTGCGTGATCGTGACCGGCACGTCCAGCTCCGCGTCGACGTCGAGCACCCCGATGGGCTTCGTCGGGTCGGTCTCGTTCCAGTAGGCCATCGTCTCGTTTCCCGTGTTGCGTTTCTTCAGGCCTGCGCGCCCCGGGCCTCGCCCGCGACAACGTAGCCCCGGCTTTCGCCAAGCACCGCGTAGGCGCGATCCTCGCCCGCGACAACGTAGCCCCTGCTTTCGCCAAGCACCGCGTAGGCGCGCGTGTTGACGAAGCGCGAGAGGACGGCCATCCCGGTCAGCGCGTAGGCGCCCTGCGCCGCCGCAAGCCTCCTCGCCAGCAGCAGCGCGGCGGCGCGCCCGGTCAGCGCGTAGCCGCCCTGGGTGGCGATCAACCTTGCAGCCAACCTCATCGCCGCAGGGGCCCCGCTGACAGCGTAGCTGCCCTGCGGCGCCACAAGCCGCTGCGCGCGTCGGAACGCGGCCGCCTGCCCGGTCAGCGCGTAGCCGCCCTGCGCTGCGGGCATGCTGTAGCTATTGGTGGTCGCGAAGCCCGCGTCCTGTCCGGTCAGCGCGTAGGCCCCTTGCGCGGCGGTCACAAGGACAGCGCGGTGGAGCCCGGAGTCCTGCCCGGTGACGGAGTAGCTGCCGAGGCCCGAGGCGAGGCGCAGCGCGGCGGGCAGCGCGGCGGCGCGCCCGGTCAGCGCGTAGCCGCCTTGCGCGGCCGCCATCGAGTTCCCTGCCAGCAGCGCCGCGTCCTGTCCTGTGACAGAGTAGCTGCCCTGCGTGGCGGGAAGGCGCAACGCGCGCACAAAGGCAGCCGACTGGCCCCCGAGCGCGTAGGCGCCCTGCGCCGCCGCCATCAGCACCGCGCGCCTCAGCGCCGCTGCCTGCCCCGAGTGCGAATAGCCGCCCTGCGCGGCTACGAGGGAGTAGCCGCGGACGAGCGCAACAGCCTGCCCCGTGGTGCTGTAGCTGCCTTGCGCGGCGACCATGCGAACGGCGCGCAGCATGCCGGCCGCCAGTCCCGTGACCGAGTAGCTGCCCTGCGCCGCCGCGAGCACCAGGGCGCGGCGAAACGCAACGTCCTGTCCGCCGATGCTGTAGCTGCCTTGCGCGGCGACGAACGAGTAACCGCGAGGCAGCAGCGCAACCTGCCCGGTGATGCTGTAGCTGCCCTGCGCCGCTGCTATCAGCAGCGCACGCTTCAGCAGCGCGGCCTGACCCGTCAGCACGTAGCCACCCTGGGCGGCGGTCAGCGGGGTGTAGCCCTCGTCGACACCCGCAGGCGCAACCCCCCTCGGCCGCGCCCGCAGATGCGGCGATTTGCCCCCGCGCGGGTACTGAGCCATCAGCGCGGCCTCTCAACTGCCACCGGCGGTGCCTTGGCCGTCAACACGTTCGCCTGCGCCGGCAGCGCGAGCAGCTCGACCGTGCGCGTGACCCAGCCCGACGCCGTGCCGGTGATCGTCTGGTTCGTCGTCGCCCACGACGCCACGCCGCCGTTGGTGTCCCAGAGGTGCGCCTCGGCCGTCGCGTTAACGCCGCCCGTGCGCGCCGTCATGCCGCTGATGGCCGCCGAGTCGATCGTCGTGTCGACGCTGCGGTGGCCGACGCCAGCGACAACCCAGCTTGTGCCGTCGCCGCGCGTCATCGTCACCGCATTGTAGGCAACCGTGTTCGTCGTGCCGGCACCGTTCGCGCCACCGCCGCGCGGCGTGATGAACGGCTCGCATCCGCGGTACACGCCGACCACTGTGCGCGATGCGTTGGTCCATGTGCCGACAGTGGTGTCGCCGACGACCAACCGCCGCCAGCCGATCGACATCGAGCACGATGTGCCGTCCGTAGTGTTGCTGATGTTGGTCCAGCCTGCCGGGACGCTCGGGTTCGTCGCCGAGCCGTCGCGGAACGCGAAGACGATGGCGATGTCGCCGGACTGGAAGGCCGGCAGTGTCGCGGTGTTGGTGCCAGCGGCCCCGCCCACGTAGGAGATGGCCACGGCTCAGAACCTCGCCGACGTGACCGGGTGCACGATGCGCGGCACCGGCCCGCTTGCTGCTGCCTTCAGCTCGACGGCGATCATCCCCCACACCGTCGATGCGCCGGCCGAGGCGTCTACCGACGTGTCGTTGTCGTTGCGCCACTCGGAGAGCGTCAACAGGCCGACCGTCGGCCCCTGAAAGTTGTGCACCTCGGTGAAGCCCGAGCCGCCCGCCAGCGGATACCCAGCCGATCCGCTGACGACAGCCCCATAGGTGGCGTTACCGGCATCACCAAAGGCCGCCAGCGTGGCAGCCGGCGCTGTGCCCGTGCCGTCTGCCTTGACGGCCTGCACGATGGCGCCGCTGCCATCCGTGCCGCTCGTGTCGACGCCATCGAACTCGACCAGCGACCAGCAGATTTCCAGCTGGTCGTTGCCGCCGCCGAAGTCGATCGTCAGCGCGCCCGATGACGGCGACGCCCCCAACGCGCGATACAGCATCTGCGTGTCGCCGCCGCCGCCGTCGTAGTTGTGCTGATCGACGCTGACCCACGTCAGCCCGCAGCCGGTCACCGTCGCGTAGCCTGGCCCGCCCGCCGGGTGCGCCTGGACGTGCAGCAGTTGCAGCCGGTTGGCGCCGGGCGAGACGCTGGCCGTGGTGGCGCTCGATCCCGTCGTGCCGTCGCTGTCGCCGGTCAGCGCGGTCGCCGTGATCGCCATCGCCTACTCGTCCCAGTCGAAGTAGTAGTCGCAGACTTGACCGGCGCCGGTTGGCACGATGATGCCGACGCCGCCGGACGTTCCGGCGGGCACCACGATGCCGGTATCGCCGAAGGTGAAGATCACGCCCGAGCCGACCGCAGCGCCGAGCGCAGCCTGCCGGAGCACCTGCCCGACCGTGGCATCGGCCGTGTGCCCGGCGAAGCCCGTCGCGGCGGGCGCCGGAGCGTCCTGGTCATACTCGGCCTCCGTGAGCCCCGCGCCCTGCGTGCCGGTTGCCGTCAGGCGCACGAGCGCGATGGCGAGCGCCGTGCTCGTCGTGTTGAAGACGCCGACCTCGCGCAGCTTGAAGCCGCTGCCCGCTGCGGCGTAGAGCGACGCGAGGGCGCGAACCGCGGTGCCCGCGATGGTCGAGCGGCCGGCGATGGAGTAGCGCGCCATACCCGCCTCACGCGCCCGTCATGCGCTTGATCTGCGCGTTGGTGTCGATCTCCAGCCGCGCGACCTCCGCGAGCTTCGTCTTGAGCTGGTGGAGGTGGGGTTGCTCGTGGGCGTCGATGCGCGCGTTGAGCGCGTCGATCTGCCCGGCCAACGCGAACTGCGCCTGCATCTTCGTCTCCAGCTCCGCGCGCAGGGACCGCGTGGGCGCCATCAGGTCGTTGATCTGAGCGCGCAGCGCCGCCATGCGGCCGCGCAGCGCGGCGCGGGTCTGCTCGAGGCTGTCGAGCAGCGGATCGCGGGTCGTGTCTTGGGTCATGGTGTGGTTGCTCCTTACAGGGGGCTCGTGCGCCGTTTAGACCAGCTGCCAGAAGCCGTTCGTGGCGTCGAAGTCGACGGTGAGCGATTCGCCATCCGCTAGCGTGATGTTGGCCCCGTAGTCGTACCACATCACCAGCGCATCCGCGGGCGACGTCTGGGTGTCGTTGTAGATGACGAGGTAGCGGAAGGGGCCCACGCTGCCGCCCGACGCCGTGATGACCTCATCGGCGATGGTGACCTTCGCCGTCCCCGAGCTCTCCGTGAGGGTCACGGAGTCGAGCGCGTAGCCCCCGCCGGCGCCGGCCGTGTAGCCGCCGCTCGCGGCGATCTGCGTGATGTCGGCGAGGACGGTGTTGGTGGCGACGGGGGCGGAGTTGGTGAGCGCAACCTTGAAGGTGTGCGCCGACCAGTCGTGCTTCGCCTTCGCGAGCTGCTCCGCGTAGTCCTGGAACTTGTTGTAGGTTGCCATGTCTGCTGCTTCCTATCTCTGGGTTGCTGGCGGTGGGGAGGACGGGGACACAACGCGGAGCCGCGCGCGGCGACGGGCCGCTTTAGCGACGGCCGGGCTTGGCGGCCTTGGTGGGCTGCGGTGCGGGGGCGCTGACAGCGCGGCGGCGCGGCGCGTCGCCCTCGTACAGCTCGTGCCGCTCGGGGTCGTAGTCATCCTCGTTGATGACGATGAACTCACCCTGGCTGGGGTGAGAGGCCTTCACGCGCACCGTGGCGACGGAGTCGACTCCGTGCTGCTTGGCGCCGGAGTCGGCGCGGTTGGCGAGCTGGAGGAACTCCAGCGGGTTCGGCTTGTTCTCGGCTTCCATCTCTGCTTTCTCCTTCCGTCTGCGCCCCCGCGAGGTTGTGGGGGCCTGGGGTGGCCCCCGGGGCCCTCTTAGGGGCCCCGGAGGGGTTGTGCGCGCCTCTCGGCGCAAGGGATGGCTGCGGCGGCCCTATCAGCCCAGCAGCAGCGCGAGGTGCTCGGTCTTGACGACCTTGCCCCCCCACGCCGCCGACAGCTCGTACTGCATCTGGCGGTACTGGGCGTACATCGCGAGCTCGAACGTCATGCCCGAGCGCGGGTCCGTCACCAGCGTCCGGTCGAGCGCCGAGTCGCCACCGTCGGGCAGCGCGGGCACCCGCGTCGCCAGCACGAGGGCCGAGCGCGCGAAGCCCATGTTGCGAGCCGCAGCCGCGACCACCGTGATGGCGATGGCCGACGCGGCGAGCGCCTTGCGCAGGCCAGGGGCGGCCAGCGTGATCGTGCCACCGTTGCTGACGTCCGCATCCCCAGACGCCACGACGTACTGATTGGTGTCGCCAGCGAAGGTGATGACGTCGCCCGCCACGATGGTGCCGGTGCCCGCGGAGGCGAGCGTGATGACGGTGGCGCCGATGGCGTAGCCAGCGGTGTTCGTCGTCGCGCTGGCGCCGGTGCCCGCCGTGCTCGTCTTCACTTGCCCCGACTCGCGGAGCTGGAAGTTGTGCAGGTCGAGCAGCACGCCCTGGCGGAGCAGCGAGTTGTCGCCCGCCTCGTTCGCCTTGGTGAGCTGGCCGAGAGTGCGGAGCTTCGCGCCCGCCGACGTGTCGATGACCATTTGCAGGTCGCTGAGCGGCGCGCCGTTGTCGGACAGGATCTTGCGCACCTGCGCCGTGCCGTCGAGCGTCGACGCGAAGGGCGTGGTGCCCGCCGTGCCGTAGGCGCGCGAAGCGGCGATGTGCAGGGCGGCGAGATCCGCCTCCATTTCGTTCGTGAGCGTGCGGATCGCCTGCATGAGCTGCATGTTGCGGATCGCGGCAGCGCCGGGGCCGCCGTTGCTGACACCGCGCGACTGCTCGCCGTTCCAGCGGAACGGCACGCGGCGCGCCTTGGTGATCGTCAGTTCGACGTTGCCGATGGTCTGGTCGCCGTCGTCGGGCGGCGTGACCCCCGGCGTGATGTCGGTGGCGGTCGCGGCCGGCGCGACGAAGCTGCGGACCGTCTGGTTGACGGCCGCGCGCTCCGTGGTCGGGTCGCGGGTCACCGCGGGGATGAAGCCGACGAGCTCGCGCGACACGACGTCGAGCGAGGAGTAGACGTCGGGAATGAGGTCGGTGAGGGTATTTGCCATGGTGGTGGCCTGCCTTTCATTAGCTGTTGAAGGGGATTGGTAGCAGGTCGGCGGCCGAGATGCTCTGTTGCCTCGAACCCTTCGGCGACCGTGCGTCCTTGAGGGCCATCCAGCCCCGGTGCGCCCCTGCCGCATCCGCAGCATCAGGCTAGGAAGTGTGCGGCGCTCGCTGCATCGGCGGCGCCTGCGATTGTGGTTAATAGGTTGTGTGTAGGGTGCCGGTTACGCTCTCCGGCGGTATTCCACCCGCTTCTGGTTTGCGCGCCTGGGCCGTGGGCGCGCTGATCGCTTCGCCTGCCGCCGCGGCGTAGGTTGCCGCGCGTCGAGCAGGGCTGCCCGTGCACTCCTTCAATGCCGTCCTCGTGGGACGAGCGAAGGAGCCGAAGCGTGGAGCAGCTGGGGGGTCGCGCGGCGCGTCAGCCGTCGACCAGCTGCTTCTCCTGCAGCACCTTCGCCCGCTCCGCGGGATCACCGATGCGCTCCCACTCGGAGCGCCGGATCGTCTTGCCATTGCCCCCACCAGCGCCGCCGCCCTGGGGCGCGCCGCCGCCAGCGGCGCCGCTGCCCTTGAGGATGCTGGCCTTGTTGGGGTAGGTGTCGACGAGGATCTCGAGCGCCTCGTCGAAGTCGGGGTTCAGGTCGCCGGGACGCAGCCGCGAGCCGATCTTCTGCCCGGCGCCGTCGTAGGCGACGAGCTTCCCCTCCTCCACCTTGAAGTGCCGGCCGAAGAACGCCTGCGCCATGTCGGCGGGGATGGCGAGCTTGTCGGCGATGAACTTCGAGCGCCCGAAGCTCCCGCCCACGATCTCCGTGTGCAGGGCAGTGGTGAGGCGCTCCAGCTCCTTCGCGTTCGTCGCGATCTGCTGCTCGTAGGCGTTTTTCTGGGCGGCGAAGTTCTGCTCCGCGGCACGCTGCGCTGCGGTGCGAATCTCCTCCACCTTGCCCGCCGCGATGAGCTTGCCGTCATCGATGTCCTTGATCTTCTGCAGCGCCTCGGCCGCCGCCTTCGCAGCCTCGCTGGTGAGGCCGGAGTCGGTGAAGGCCTTCAGCGTGCTTTCCGCGCGCTCCTTCGCCTCGCGGTGCCCCTGCGCCTCGGCGTTGAGGGCCTTGATGCGGCCGACGGTCTGGTCGGGCTCGAACGCCGTCTCCTTGCCGTCGGCGTGGACGAAGACGGGGAGCAGGAGCTTCTTCCCGCCCACCTCCGCCTCCTGCGTCACCAGTGCTCCTTGGTCGTCGTACTTGAACGGCATTTTCAGGTTCCTCTATCGCGGGCGTCCGCCCGTCAGCAAAAGGGGCGTCCGCCCCGGGGCGCCCGGCGCGCTTCCGCAGGCCGAGCAGGTGCACGCGGCGGGTGCCGCGCGGTTCTTGTGTTCGAAGTAGCCGGGCAGCGCGACAAGCGCGGCGACAAGCGTCACCGCGACCACCACCGCGATCTCCCTCACAGCAACGGAATCCTCCTGCCCCGCATCAGGCAGAACAGGCACAACCAGCTCTTGGTCCCGCCGCTCGCGCGGCGCGTCGCGCTCATCGTGGCCCCGATGCGCGACTCGACGACCTCCTGCCCCCCGCAGACGTGGCAGCAGATCATCACCTTCGGCTTACGCTTGCGGTGCCTGCCGGAGGGCACGAGCGCGCTCCCCGTGCCTGGCACGAGGTGCAGCGCCATAGGCTGTGTGAATTTGGGTCAGACCGTGTCGACGTAGACCGCCACAGGCGGCATCGTGCCGCCCATCACCGCGAGCGCGACCATCGCGCCGCGCTGCAGCGCCACGAGCTCCTCCGTCGTCGGCTGCCAGAACGACAGCACCGCCCGGTGCTCGCCCCACCGCGCATCCGTGATCGGCAGCGCACTGCACGGCACGCCGCCCTGCTGGTCCCAGCCCACGGGGGCGCCGAGCACGCGGTTGTTGGTTGGGTGCTGGGTGGGTCTCATGTCTTCGCTAGCCTCCGGAGATGAGCACAAGCGCGCCGTTCAGGCCACGCGCCAGACGCGCAGCCAGGAGCCCGCGAGCACGGTGACGCCGGCCGCGACGGCCACCTCCGACTTCATGCGGATGGTGAGGGTGTCGTCGGCGGCGGGCACCGCGTACCCCGACATCACTGCCATCCGCTCGTCCGTGCTGCCCGCCGTCTCCGCAGCGGCCGCGGTGTCGCGGGCGGTAGCGGTGCCCGCGGCGTGGCCGCTGGCGGTGGCGGAGTTGGAGACGGTGTCGAGGAGGCCGAGGCGCAGTGCGGTGGGCGCGGTGCCGAGGTTGACGGCGAACTGGCTGCCCGTGGTGTTGGCGTCGTTCTTGTGGAAAACGCGGGCCTCGAAACAGTACCGCGCGCCGGCGCGCACGGGGACCGAGAGGCCGGGCACGTCGGCGAAGCTGGTGAGCGCGTGCGGGGCGTCCGCCTCCACCACACACAGCACCTCGTCCGCGAAGCCCACCCGCTCCACCCCCGCCTCTGCCTCCGACTTCACCCAGCTCGCGGAGCCGCTGATGTGGCGCGCGGTGATGTGGGTGTCGACGAGGTAGGGGCCGAACGTCGTCTGCCGCGACAGGCTCCTCGGCACCGCCGCGCCCCCGGCCTGCTTCAGCGTCACGGAGACTGCGGAAGCGCCGGCGGGGGTGATGGTGACGCTGGCGCCGGGGCGCAGCATGTCCGACAGCTCGGGGTTCTGTTCGTTGAGGGTTTGCGCCATGGTGCCTAGTTCTCCTGTCAGTCGGTCTCGAATCGGAAAGCCCCGCTGACCGTCACGCGCCCGAGGTGGGCGGGGCGAAGCGGGGCACGGTCGTCAGGGGGCCGTTAGGGGCTCCGAGCTCCCGCGCCTCCGCGATCTCCAACCCCAGCAGGGAGGAGGTAGCTGAGGCGCTGCTGCCGACACCGTCGCGCAGCGTCAGCTCGAAATTGCGGGTCAGCGAGACGGGGTAACCCGACTGCGTCAGCTCCATCGTAACCACGGACACCACGACCTTGCCCGCGCCGTGCTCCTGGCGCCCGTCGCCGCCGCGCTCCGCCACAACCTCCACCCGCAGCCCGCGCACCATTGCTGGGTCAAAGCCCAGCAATGCGCAGAAGCGGTGGGCGAGGGTGGTGTTGGGACACCCGGGCGGGTTCTCAGCCACGGCCTTCTCCCGCGGGCGTGCTCGGGATCGGCGCGCTGCCGTCGACCGCCGCCCACGCGTTGACGCCGTACAAGTCGCCCGGAGCGCTGGACAGGCGCGGGCCGCGCTCGAGCTGGTAGTCGGCGGTCACGCGCAGCTGGTAGCGGCTCGTGCTGTCCGCGAACACGGACCCGCCCGTCGCGTCCGCCACCGCGTGCTTCTCCCGCACGACCAGCGTGACCCCCTCCGCGTTGAACTCCAGCTCCATCTGCGTGACCCGGCGCCTGTCGACGCCGAGCTGCTCGCACAGCGCCTTGATGTAGACCATGCGCCGCTCACTCTCGCTGCTTACTGTCATCTTGCCACTCCTTCGGGTTGCGTTGCCGGTACGGATCAGCGCAGGGGAATAAACGGGGGCGGAGCTTGCCAGGCCCGTCTGGCCTAGAGCAGGGCACCCCCGCTCCGGTGGACTCGAACCACGACCTCATCTTGCGAAGTACCCGCCCCCTTGCACCACCTGCGCTGAAACCTATACGCCGGCCCTGGCGAACGCCGCTGGCGCGCGCTCGCGGAGCTGGTCGAGGGTGAGCCACTTGCCGCGCTCGTTCGCGAACTGCTCGAGCTTGAGGCCGCCAGCGCGGAACAGTCTGCCGCGGGTGGCGCCAAGGATCTCGTCCTGCCGCGCCGCGCTTTGCCGCTTCAGCCAGTCGCCGTAGCTCGTCGTCGAGCCCACCGGCCCTCCCTGCGCCGCGCGCTGGCCCTGGTCGACGAACTCCTGCATCAACCCCTCCAGCACCGGCACCGCGGTGCTGCGGCAGTTCGAGACCACTATTCCGTCGGCCACGTAGGACGCGTCGTCCTCGACCTCCAGGTCGTAGACGAGCCCCGTATAGTTCTGCAATTCCAGTGCAAGGACCCGATCATGCCGAAAACAACCCCCCACTATGCCGAGCTCATCGCCCGCCGCCACATTCGGGATGGCATCTCTCTTCGCCAGATCGAACAAGAGGAGGGGGTCCCCGACACAAGTCTCAGCTCCTACGCCAAGAGGCACGGGATCGCGGTGAGGGGCAGGAAGGACCAGATCCGCCTCCAGTTCGAGCGAGGTCGGCAGGCGCCGGCCGGCCGCGACCACTGGGCGCACGGTCTCACCAAAGAAACGCACCGCGCCTACGCCGGACACTCCGCGCGCATGCTCCGCGACAACCCCAGCCGCATGCCCGGCGTCGCCGAGCGCGCGACCGCGACCAACACCACCCGCGGCCACTACGCCAAGCACGCCGAGCGCATGCGCGGGTCGACGCTCTGCGAGACCACCAGGGACAAGATCGCCCACTCCGCAGCCAGGAGTGCGGCGGCGCAGCTTGCCGAGCGCATGACGGAACGCGAGAAGGTGATGGCGGAGGCTCTCAGCTTCGACCCCCTCTGGGTCCCGCAACACCTGCTCGGCCGCGCGGTCCTCGACTTCGCGCGCCCAGACATCAAGCTCTGCCTCGAGCTCGACAACGGGACCAAAGAGCGCGAGACGGAGCGCCGCGACGCGCTCGTCGTCGCGCAGGGCTGGACGGTGGTCAGGTTCAACTGCGCGGCCGGACTGCACGCTGGCTACTACGCCCGCGCCATCCGCGTAGCAGCGAAGCTCGTCCCCGGGTTCGAGTGCCCCGACGAACTTCCAGCCGACGCCGGGCGCCGCTACCGGGTGCTCGTGCGTTGCCCTGAGGCACCCGCCGGACTCCACGTGCACGGCCCTGACGACCCCGCCCTCGCACGGCTTGCAGCGGCGCGTCGTGACGCGCCGGAACCTGCCGCGGTGCGTAAGCGCATAGTCACCGACTAGAACCTCCTCGACCGGCACCTGGCCGCGCAGCGTGGTGACCAGCGTCCCCCCGGCGACCGCGTTCCAGTGTGCCTTGCCCGGACCGCCGAGCCAGGGCAGCTTGTGCCCGACGGGGCGCGGCCGCTCGCCAGCCGTGTAGCGCTTGCGATCGCGGAGCTTGCAGATGTCGGTGGTGCGGTTGTCGAGGGTCGACACCCACATCACTTCCCCCACTATGTCCTCGTTCCTGCGGTAGAGCTGGTCGCGGGCGACGGCGGCCGTGTGCTGCACCGCCGTCCTCACCACCGCCTCCGCGTGCCGGCGGTCGAGGTTGACGATGCCGTCCGAGTAGCCCGCGGCGCGGGTGCCGCGGATGTGGCGGATGATCTGGTCGACGCTCTCCTGCTCCACGAACCCGATCCGCACGGCGTCGCGCATGCGCACCAGCCTCTGCTCCCCCAGCGTCTGCGCCCACTCCGCGAGCAGCCGGCCGCGGAAGGGCTGCGCCGTCGCGGCCGCGTAGACCTGCACCGCGCTCACCTCCGCCACCCCCGCCGACGCCTGCAGCCCAGCGGCGGGCAGCGCCGCAAGCTGCCGCAGCCACGCGGTCTGGTAGTCGAGCTCCACCCCCGCAAACTCGCGCAACTCGGCGGCGAGGCCGTGGTCGAGCTGGAGGTAGGCCTGCGAGTTCAGCTGCCGCACCGACTCCAGCTGCACCTGCAGCCGCTGGGCCGTGTCGGAGTCGGCCGCGCGCGACAGCTCGTCGCGCAGCGCGGCGAACAGGTCCGAGTCCGTGCGGTTGAGCAGCGCGACCATCCTGTGCACCACGCCATTCGCGTACAGCGCCAGGTCGACGCTGTGCGACACGGCCTCGTCCAGCGCGTGCTGGAGCGCGGCGAGCTGCGCGGCGGTCGCCATCAGGGGGCGGTCAGTCGGCGGAGCACAGCCTGTGCTGCTCCACCGTCCCCAGCACGCGGGCGTGGAGCAGGTTGTCGGAGGCCCAGCGCTCGACGACGATAGGCCGCCCGACGAGCTCGTCGGGAACGATGAGGGTCAGCGGGGGCGCGGGCTGCTGCACGCGCGTCTCCCCGAACGTGGCCCCCGGTACCGGGGGCAGCTCGAGCGCCATCTCCATCTCCGGGGGGTCGGTCTGGACGTAGTGCATGTCGCGCCTCCGCTTCAGGACGAACCCACAGCCGCGACGGTGCAGGCCGTCGCGCGCCTCGAACACGAGAGTCTTGCTGCCGAACATGGTGCCGCACCCCTTTCACTTCCCGAACGGCCCCTTGCGAGATTGCCGGCCGCCCTGCAGCGAATTCATACGGGGCCCCGGCGGATTGCCGAACGGCGCCCGCGGCGGCACAGGACCGCCACCGGAGGGAGCCGGCTGCGGGGGCTGCGGCGTGCCGCCCTCCTGCTGCTGGAGCACGGGGTCGTCGAGGCCGAGCATGCCCTCCGGAGGGCCCTGCTCCTCGAGCCGCTCCTGCTCCTCCTCCCAGCTCACCTCCGCCCGCAGCACGCCGCGCCGCTGCGCCTCCTCGTGCAGCGTCTGGTCGCTCACCTTGCCCGACTGCGCCATCTTGAAGACGAGGTCGAGGCTCGCGGCATCGAGTGACAGCGCGGCAAAGTCCTTGAACAGCCCCACCGTCCCGCCCTTGCCGCCGTCGAGGCGCAGGTACTTCGCGTGCAGCGCGAGCGCGGCCGCGAGCGCGTCCTCCGCGTCGTTCGTCATCCGCTGCAGCGGCGCTTGACCGACCGCGCTCTCCGTGTTCACCTGGGTCGCCGTGATCTGCCCCGGCTTGATGACCAGCAGCTCCGCACCCACCTGCCTCATCTCCTCCTTCAGCTGCTCGAGCGACTGGTGGCCGGCGTCGATGGCGGCGCCCGTGTGCTCGACCCACTCGAGGCGGCCCTCGGGGCTGTGGATGCGGACGGCGCTGCTCGCGCCGATCTTCAGCTGCCAGGGCACCGTGTTGCCCTTGTCATCCCGCCCGTCCTCCACCCCCACCGCGCAGAGGATCGGGACGCGGGCGACGTGCAGGATGTTGTCCTGGTCGCTCTGGCTCTGCCAGTGCTTGACGTTGAGGTGCGCGAGCTCAAGCAGCGGCGGCTTCGCCTGCATGAACCCGGTGCGGCCGGTGTAGACGGGGACGAAAGGGATCTCCGCCAGCGTCGTGATGCCGTCGTCGTGCAGCTCCCACTTCGAGGTCGCGGCGCTCTTGCGGTACACCGCCCACTTGCCGGGTTCCAGCACCCGCACCTGATCGACCTCGGCTGCGCCGAAGGCCCCCTCGTCCTCCTCCACCTGCTCCATCAGCCGCAGCTGCGTAAGCTTCCAGCCCCCCTCCTCGCCCTCCCCCGCCGCCTCGACGCGCTGCGCA